GGGGATGGACTATTAATTCATCTGCAATATCAAGCGCAAACATTGTAATTGATTCAACTAATCAAAGGATTTTAATTTCGGATAGTTCATAATGGCAAATAGAGTAGTAATAGGTAAATTAGCAACAGTACATACAGTAAGTCAGCGTGCATTTGCAAATGCAACAGGATATTATAACGTCACAAATGCAGAAGCAATAAGAGTGGGATCTTATATTAGTATAGATGGAACTAATAACATTGGGGGTACAGATGTATACGTTTGGTATAAAAATCAAGTTGGAAATGGAGGCACTTGGGATATAGTTTTAAGTCATAATATAAGCACTCAGTATTTACCTGTAAATGGCACTTTTTATGCAGCCTATAATGAATATGGACTTCAAGTATCTCAACCAGGAGATAATGTGTTAAGTCCAACAGAGCCTTTAATTTTTGATTCAACTTCAGTAAGAAGTGGAATGACATATGCGGGAGGTAGCGCTGCTTCCGTATCTTCTACAGGAATAAACTGGTCTAGTACAAAAGGAACACTTGGATATATTCCTGTATGTATTTCAATGGATGATAGAAAAGGAACAGTTGAAACTTATGATATTGGCAACATGGAAGAAAGGTATCAAGACAGAGCAGGAATGCACGAAGTAACAACAACCAATATAAATCCAATAAGGTTTTATGACTCTGCAGTAAATACTGGTGGCGGTGCAGGCCGAGGCAGAACTGCAACTAATTTTAAGTTTATTGTACTACGCCTTCCCTGTCAGTATGGAAAAATGAACGACGCAAGTCTATGGAGTTAAAATGGCTAATCGAATTATAATAGGAAAAAGTACAAATACAAATCTTGGACATTCAGGAGGAAAGTTTGGCTTGTATATTTCTCGTCCAGGAGATGATATTACAAATTGCACAAAGGATCAGCTTGTATTTAATACAGATAATGCTGGTGCTGTAGCAGGAGCAATTGATGTTGGACAATTTCAAATAGTTCCTATTTCAGGTGGAACAAATGCTTCTACGAATGTTACTGTTGCAAGTGGCTCTACAGCTACAATAAGTACAGAAGATTTAGGAACAGGAAATCTTTTATACACTGATTTTCAAGGATCTTACAGCTCGCAAAATGATTTTGAACAAACACTAAATGGGAACTATACAGGAGCTACAAGTGGAACAATAAGTAATACAGGAGATACTTCTATAACTGCAACAATATCAGTTATAAAAGGTTTTTCAGTGGCGGCACTTTTCTAATGGCAAATAGAGTATTAGTAGGTAAAAGAGGCACTTCAGATTTTGGTGTTTTCGTTTCGCAAAATGGAGTAGATGTTGCTAATACAAGTAGTACAACTCCACTTGCTTTTGATTCTCGGGCTGTTCGTGGATTAGTAATTCATTCAAAAGGAGAAGGTTCAATAGCACCACATGCTACTAATGATGCATCAGGAGTTGATTATTCTACAAGTGCTACAATAAGTCATAATTTAGGATATGTACCTCTTTATGTAGTAAGATGGTGTTATGCAAGTGATTTAACAAGTGGTGTTGCAAATAGAATGTATACACCAAGTTATGCAAGAAACAATAACTATGGCTATGATTTAATCGAAGAAGTAGAATCTACATGGGACGAAATATCTCTAATGGGAATATCTACAACAATGAGCACTACTCAACTTACTATTTATAATCACGAGTTTGGGTATAATGTCGAAGTTGGTGATGATGAAGCAGACACAGCACCAGAGGAAGAGTTTGGTACAAATAAACAAACAATATATTACGCATATATAATTTTTAAAGCAAAAGATTTTACAGGAGGATTAGGGCTATGAGCACCTATCATATATTTTACGATTCAAATAAAGATATTAAATGGGCTGCAGACGCTCCCGTTACAGAGGATATAATTGATTCTCAAGCAGCATTAGGATTATCTTATTTGTCTCTTGAGCTAGAACAAATACCTGCTTGTGACCAGTTTTTTATAAATGATGCTGAAGATAATGTAGTCGGATATCATTCATTTAGTTTAACTTTTTCTGCAACTACTATTGATGTTGATGGTACAGTTACAGTTACAGGATGTCCAGCAGGAACTGAAATATTTTTGAATAAAGTATCTCAAGGTACATATGAAAGCGGAGATTTAACTTTTACAGGAACAATGGCAGGACGACATACATTACAATTTAAAAAAGACAAATATTATACTGCAGGGCAAAATATAATAGTAAGTAGGAGATTAACATGAATATAGATTTAGAAACAGCAAATGCAACTTACTCTGATAAAAGACAAAAATATTATCCAACCCTGGGAACTCAGCTTGATTTACTTTGGCACGCCATAGATGACGGAGTATTTGGGGATAATGCAAAATTAACGTCTTTTTATACAGAGTTAGAAGCAGTTAAGGACAAGTATCCTAAATCGTAGGGTAAAGAAAACACACCCCAAAAATAGTTCTTGACACCACCTCAAGTTTTTGGTATAATTATTGCATATAGGAGTATTTTATGGCAGCGGGAAATTATGATATAGTTATCGATCAGGGAGCAGACTTTGCACTCTCGATTACTATTGCCGAAGACGGAGTCGCTACAAACTTAGCAAGTCACACAGCATCCGCTCAACTTCGACCTACCCCCTCTTCAAATACCCTAACAGCAACATTCACCTGTGCAATAACAGATGCTGCAAATGGTGCGCTGAAAATGTCCCTTGGACACGCAACAACAGCAAATATTACAGCAGGTAAATACTATTATGATTTAGAAATATATAATTCTAGCGTTGATTCAATGTCTAGATTAATTCAAGGTGTAGCAAGAGTTACACAAAATGTAACAAGATAATGGCAACAACGATAACTATTACTCCTAATAATACTACCCTGAACGCCACTTCACAAACTACAACCTTGACAATATCTTCGGCAGTTGGTGGTAGTGCGGCTGATGCTGCAGGAATTAGCTTGTCTAATCCTGTAGGTACATTATCATCGCAATCAACTGTTGAAAACGCACTCAACTTTCTAGCAAATCAATTTTATGTTGCAACAACAGCTCCATCAGCAAACACACAAGATCTTGCTGAAGGAGATTTATTTTATGATACTGACGACAATCAGTTAAAGGTTTATCGAGATGTCGATGGCTCAGCTACTTTTGTTCCTATAATGATAGGTAACGACTCAGCAGATTCTGACACGATAGACGCAGGAGCTTTTTAATAGCTCAATAGGACAAAAACATGGCACAAACAATTAAAATTAAAAGAAGTAGCAGTTCCGCCACGCCAACTTCATTAAGTGCTGGTGAATTAGCGTATTCTTCTAATTCGCAGAAGCTATTTATTGGAGCTCCATCTGATGGAACAGTTACAACAATAGGCGGCGACTTATATGTCGCTATGCTTGACCATACTGCTGGTACACTTACCGCAAGTTCTGCAATTCTTGTAGACGCACAAAGTAAAGTTGACCAGTTTAAATCTGGTAATATTGTAGTTACTGGTTCTTCAGATACAATTTCAACTTCATCAGGTAATTTAACTATAGCTCCAACAGGAGACTTAGTAGTTACTCATGGTGGTGCAATAGATGTAGATGCTCAAGCAACTGATTTATTAATTGCTGATAATGAAGCAGCATCTTTTGTTATAAAAGAAGGAACAACATCTTATTTATCATTTATAACAACTAATGGCTCTGAATCCATAAATGTAGGAACAATGTCTCTAAATACTGGCGGTACTTTAGAAGTTACAAGTTCAGCAAATGTGGGAAGTAATTTAGGAGTCACAGGTAACATTACTGTAAATACAGATAAGTTTACAGTATCATCAGGAGAAGGTAATACAAGTATTAGTGGTACTTTAGGAGTAACTAATGCCGCAACTTTTTCTTCTGGAGTTACAATCACAGGAGCACTTACAGGTAACGGAGCAGTTACTTTAGGAGATGCTTCAACAGACACAATAACTATCAATGGTAATGCAACTTTCGGGAACACCGTAGACTTTAGTAATGGATTAAATGTTGCTTCTACAAATACTATTGATATGGGTGGAAATAGAGTACGAAATATTGGTACTCCTACCCAAGCAACAGACGCAACAACAAAAGCTTATGTAGATAGCGTTAAACAAGCACTAGACATTAAAGACTCAGCAAGAGTAGCAACCACAGCAAACTTAGCAGCTACATATGACAATGGAACAGGTGGTGTAGGAGCTACACTTACAGCAGATGCAAATGGTGCAATTTCAGTTGATGGAGTCACTTTAACTTCTGGTAACAGAGTACTTGTTAAAAATCAAACTACTACTACTCAAAATGGTCTTTATAGCGTAACAACAGTCGGAGATGGAAGTACTGCTTTTGTACTAACAAGAACAACTGATGCAGATTCTTCTGCAGAAGTTACAGGTGGTATGTTTACATTCATTGAAGAAGGTTCTACAAATGGCGACAATGGTTTTGTTTTAACTTCAGTAACAGGCTCGGCAACAGTAGGGACAGACAACTTAGTATATACACAATTCTCAGGTGCTGGACAGATAACAGCAGGAGATGGTTTATTAGGTACAGGTAACACTTTAGATGTAAGAGTAGATGATACAACAATTGAAATTAATTCTGATATTCTAAGAATAAAAGGTATTGGCTCAGTTTCAGAAGGTGATTTAATCTTTGGAGCAAATGGTGGTAGTTCTTATACTAGACTTGCTATCGGAGCATATGACTCTACTAATTCAGTAGGACAAGTACTACAAGTTGGAGCAAACGGAACAATAGCATGGTCAAATACATTAGACGGAGGTACGTTCTAATATGGCTCATGTGATTAAACCAAAAAGGTCTGAAACAAGTGGTAGTACACCAGGAACAGATGACCTACAAACACATGAAATTGCGATGAATATCGCAGACGGTAAGATTTATACAAAAGCGGCTAATGGTTCAATAGTAACAATAGGTTCTTCAGGTGGACAAACCGAAGACGATGTACTAGCGTTAGCCATAGCACTAGGATAGAAATATGGCTTCATCATTTAAGACAGCAACGGCAGCAAATGTAGGCACTTCGCTTACAACGGTTTATACGTCACCAGTAGGTAGTACCAGCACTATAATAGGTATGTACTTATGTAATCAAAGTGGTGGCTCAATCGAAGCAAACACTGTTTTCAGTGATAGCAGTTCATCTACATTAGTAAACATAACACATAATACACCAATACCAAGTGGCACGTCAATAGCGGTCATAGGTGGAGACGCAAAAGTAGTATTAGAGGCAGGGGACAGTATACAAGTACAAAGCAACGTAGCAAGTAGTATCGATGTAGTCCTATCATATTTGGAGCAAACATAATATGGCATTAATAGGTAAGGAAAATCATTTAGTCTCCGTATTGGAGGCCAATGCAGTCGGAACTACTGAAATAGTAAGTAATTCTATTACTGCAAGCGAAATAGCAGCAAATGCAGTAGGCTCTAGTGAAATCGCAGCAAACGCTGTCGGAGTATCAGAGATTGCTACTAATGCTATTGGTTCAGCACAGTTACAAGCATCAGCTATCACAGCAGTAGCAGATAATTCAATAGATGCAGCATCTATAGCTGCAAACTCAGTAGATTCTAGTGAAATAGTAAGTGGGTCAATAGACACTATACATATAGGCACAGGACAAATTACAACAGCTAAAATAGCCGCTAATGCTATTACTTCCGCAGAAATTGGAACAGGAGTAATAGGCTCTTCAGAAATAGCAGGCAATGCAGTTACAACAGCGAAGATTGCTCAAAATCAGATTACTGCTCATCATATTGCTGATGGGAGTATTACTAGCACTCAACTCGCAGCAAACAGTGTTGACAGCGCAGAATTAATTACTGGCTCTATCGACACAATACACATAGGGGCTTTACAAGTTACTACAGCAAAAATAGCTGGAGATGCAATAACAGGTGCTAAAATAGCAGATGACTCAATAGATTCAGAACATTTAGTAGACGGTAGTATTGATACAGCACATATTGGAAACTTACAAATAACTTCAGCTAAAATAGCTGCTAATACTATCGCAACAGGAAATGTAGCGGATAACGCAATAGACGGAACAAAAATAGCTACAGATAGTATTCAAGCAAGACATATAGGAGCAGCTGCAGTAGGTGCTTCTGAACTTGCATCAAACTCTGTAGATACTGCAGAATTAGTAAGTGGTTCAATAGATGCAATTCACTTAGCAACGGATTCTGTAACAGCAGATAAAATAGCTGCAAACTCAGTAGATTCTGCAGAATTAGTAAGTGGCAGTATTGATACAATACATATAGGTGCGGCACAAGTTACAACAGCAAAAATAGCTGATAATGCTATTACAGCAAGTAAACTTCCTTCAGAAGTAATATCTTCAGACCATATTGCAAACGGTACTATTGTTTCAGGAGATATAGCAGCAAATACTATTGCAACAGGAAATATTGCAGATAATGCTATCGATGGCACTAAAATCTCTAGTAACTCTGTAGTTTCAAGACATATAGCAGAAAATACAATTGGCTCATCAGAAATAGCAACTGATGCAGTAGGTGCATTACAAATAGCTGCAAACTCAGTAGATTCTGCAGAATTAGTAAGTGGTAGTATAGATACTATACACATTGGAACTTCTCAAGTAACAACAGCAAAAATAGCAGCAAATAATATTACTTCTGCAAAAATTGCCACAGACCAAGTTTTAGCTAGACACATAGCTGCTGGAGCAGTAGATTCTAGTGAACTAGCTGCGAACTCTGTTGGGACAAGTGAACTAGCAAGTAGTGCACTTGGTGGACAAACTTTTACAGGTAATGTAACATTATCAGGTAACTTAACAGTAAACGGAACAACCACAACAGTTAATTCAACAACCACAACAATTGCTGATCCATTAATGGAACTTGGTACAGGAACAACAGGTACTCCAGCAAATGATGCAGGTATCGTTATAGAAAGAGGCGACCAAAATAATGCATTTATAGGTTTTGATGAGAGTGCAAATAAGTTTAAAGTAGGTACTGGTACATTTACTGGTGCTTCTACAGGTGACTTAACAATTACAACAGGAACAATAATAGCTAATGTAGAAGGAGATGTTACTGGTGATTTAACAGGTAATGCCGATACAGCTACTACTTTAGCAACAAATAGAGCTTTCTCTCTAACAGGAGATGTAACAGCTTCAGGTGTTAACTTTAACGGCTCAGGTGCAGTTGCTTTATCAACAAGTTTAGCAGCGAATACTGTGGACAGTGCAGAATTAGTAAGTGGTAGCATAGATGCAATTCACTTAGCTTCTGACTCTGTAACAAGTGCTAAAATAGCGGACAATGCTATTAATAGTGTAAACTTTATTTCAAGCGGTTTAATTACATCAGACTTGATAGCAAATGGAACTATTGCAGCAGGTGATTTAGCAGCAAACTCAGTGGACTCCAGTGAAATAGTAAGTGGGTCTATTGACGCAATTCATATAGCAAACAATGCAGTAGTAGGAAGTAAAATAGCAGCGAACTCAATAGATTCAAGCGAACTTGTTACTGGTAGTATAGATACTATACACATTGCAGATAATGCAGTAACAACAAATAAAATAGCAACGGACTCTGTAGGAGCCGCAGCTATTGTTGCAGGAGCAGTTGGTTCAAGTGAATTAGCTTCCAACTCAGTAGATTCAGCAGAATTAATTTCTGGTAGTATAGATACTATCCACATTGGAAACTTACAAGTAACTTCAGCTAAATTAGCTTCTGATTCTGTAGTAACAGCAAAGATACTAGATGCAAATGTTACGAATGGTAAAATAGCAGATAACGCTGTAACAGGTTCAAAAATAGCAGGGAATGCAGTAGGCTCAGCAATGATAGCTGCAAACGCAATAGATAGTTCTGAAATTGCTACAGGAAGTATAGATAGAATACATTTAGCCGCAGATATAGTAAATGGTACAAAAATAGCAGATGACAGTATCAATTCAGAACATTATGTAGATGGTAGTATTGATACAGCACATATTGCAAACTTACAAGTAACAAATGCAAAACTAGGAGCTAACTCTGTAACAGCAGCTAAAATAGCCGCTAACGCTGTTGGGTCAAGTGAGATTGCAGCAAACAGTATAGGAACAAGTGAAATAACAAGTGGCGCTTTGAACCAAACATTTACTGGAACTCAAGTAATACCAACACTTAATGCTACTACAAGATTACAAGCAGATAAGATAGGTATACAAGACAGTAATCCACCACAAAAACTTCACATAGACGAAGTAGCTGGTATGGATGTAGGTTCAGGAACTTCATCAGCAACTACACAATTTACACTAGACAGTTTTGCAGCAGCTACATTTAGAACTGCTAAGTACTTAGTACAAGTACATAATACAACGGATTCAGATTATCAATCACTAGAAATAGTTATGTTCCATGATGGAACAACAGTTTATTTAACACAATACGCTTCTATATTTGACAATGGTGCACAAGCAACATTTGATGCAGATATAAATGGTGGTAATGTAAGATTAAGAGTGACTCCTGCTTCAGCAGATAGCATGAGTTATAAGTTCATTAGAACAACAATAGAGGTATAAAATGGGAACAAAATTAAACTTTAACATTGAGGACGCAGGTTTAAGTGTTGATGGTAGTGAAAAGTTTGACAGCGCAGGAGCTGCAGCAGCGATTACTATAGCAGCAGATAAAATTACAAGCGGAACTGTCTCATCAGCAAGACTACCTTATACTATCACTCAAACTGCTCCTTCTAATGTGGGCAGTACATCGAGTGGTCATATATGGTTTGTATATTCGAGTTAATATATGGCGTTATATATCAATGACAACGGTAGTTTACGAACTATCGACTTCCTTGCCATCAATGACGGTGGAACACTTCGTCGTATCAACGAAGTATACGTAAATGATAATGGGACATTAGCAGGCCCTTTTGAAGCCGTATTTGTCACTGATAGAAATACCAATACTAATACAACTTATATTTCTGGTACTCAGGAAACTTCCTTTAATACTACAACAATATTTAATACTACAAGAGATACTATCTCTACATTTAACACTTCTAGAGTATCTACCTTTAATACACAAAGAACTACAGAAACAACTAGAGATACAGTATCTACTTTTAACACAAGTAGAGCAACAGATACTGTATTTAGTACAACTACAACATTTAACACTACCATTACAACTACAACAGGTTTTGGTACTACAACAACATTTAACACTACATTAACTACTACTACTACATTCAGTACAACTACGACTTTTGAAACAAGTAGAGTAACTACATTTAATACTACATTAGCTACTGTTACTGCATATACAACTGTAACCGCCTATACAACATTCTTTGACACAGTAATTGCTACGTCAAGAAACACAGGTTTTACAAATAGTACAAATACATCAGTAAGTACATCAAGAGGAACAACAACCTCCATAGCAACTGTTACAAACTTTGGAGCAGTTACAACATTTAGTAATGCAACGAATACTTCTATAACAACTCTTACAAACTTTGCGGCAGTTACAACATTTAGTAATGCAACGAATACTTCTATATCAACTATTACAAACTTTGCAGCAACTACAACATTTACAAATAGTACAAATACAAGTGTAAGTACAACGAGAAATACAAATACATCTATATCAACTATTTCCAACTTTACAGCAGCTACAAGTTTTATTACAACATTTACAAATAGCACAAATACATCAGTAAGTACATCAAGAGCAACAACAACTTCAAGAAAAACAACATTCGCTGTAAATACAGCTTTTATAACTACATTTACAGCAAGTACAAATACATCAGTAAGCACAAGTAGAGGTACCACTACTTCTAGAAATACAGCATACCCTGCTGTAAATACTAACACAGCAAGAACAACAACATTTGGTGTTAATACAGGATTTACGAATAGTACTACTACATCTAGACAAACAGGACTGCCAAATGTAAATACTAACACAGCAAGAACAACAACATTTGTTGTTAGTACAGGATTTACGAATAGTACTACTACATCTAGACAAACAGGACTGCCAGATGTAAATACAAATACATCTGTAGGAACGACTACTTGTAATAATACAAACACAGGCAGAGCAACTACTACTTCTAGAGCAACAAATGTAAACGTCACTACTAGCTTTACAAATAATACAAATACTTGTAGAAATACAGCATACGGAACAACTAGGTCAACAGGTTTTACAAACTCTACAGGATTTACGAATAATACAAATACATCTGTAGGAACAAATACATCAAGATCTACAGCATATAATACTGCAGGTACTAACCTAACTGTATTCTTAGTTAATACAATTGCTTACTTCTGTGAAGAGCAATACGAAACATCCTTTGACTTTTTCACAGAGAGTAGAAATACAAATACAGCAGTAGGAACAACAAGAAATACTGCACTACTTGCCGTTCTTACAACATTCGCTGTAGCAACAAATACTGCAAGAAACACTAATACAGCTAGAAATACAGGATATAATACTACTAGATTAACAGCACTACCAGTTGCATCTACAAATACATCTAGAGGAACAACTACAAGTTATGGTACAGCGTTACCGAATATTACTACTGCATTTACGAATCTAACAAACTATACTGTTAATACATCATTTACTAACGCTACTACAACTTCGAGAATGACACAATTTGCCGTAAATACAAACACCGCAGTAAATACTAATACCTCGGTAAGTACAGGATTTACTAACGCTACTACTACTTGTAGAACAACAACATTTGCTGCAAATACAAATACAGCAGTAGCTACAAATACATCAGTAAGTACAGGATTTACAAATAGTACAAATACAAGTGTAGCTACAACATTCGCTGCAAATACTGCATTTGTAACAACATTCGCGGCAAATACAAATACAAGTGTAAGCACAAGTAGAAGTACAAATACTTCTAGACAAACAGCATTGCCTAATGTTAATACTGCATTTATAACAACATTTGCTGCAAATACAAATACAAGTGTAAGTACAACAAGAAATACAACTACTTCTGTGTCAACTGTTACAAACTTTGTAGGAGCAACCTCTTTTATAACAACATTTGGTGTAAATACAAATACATCATTAGGTACCACTACTTCAAAAACTACTGTAAGTACGTTCGGAGTAAACACAAATACATCATTAGGTACTACTACTTCAAGAAATACTCAAACAACATTTGGTGTAAATACAAATACATCATTAGGTACCACTACTTCAAGAAGTACTCAAACAACATTTGCAGCTAATACCTCTTTTGTAACAACATTCGCTGTAAATACAGCTACTAGTAGAACAACTACATTTGAAACAGCTTTCCAAACTTCAAGAGCAAGTTCTAGAAATACTGGAACATCTAGAAGTACAACTACTGTATTTGAAACAAATAGAACAACTACATTTAATACAAGTAAGTCAACACTTACAAGTAGAGCAACTGTTACTACATTTAATACACAAAGAACTACAGAAACAAGTAGAGATACGGTATCTACTTTTAACACAACAAAAAGTACAGAGACAGTTAGAAGTACAACAACAACATATAATACAACAATTACAACTACAACAGGTTTTGGTACTACAACAACATTTAATACAACTATTACCACAACCTTTAATACCACGGTCACAACAACTACAACATTTAATACAAGTAAGTCAACACTTACAACAATTACAACAGACCATTTAACGACGATTCAAACTTTAACACAAACGTCGATATTTGAAAGATTAACCGCCAGCTCAGCTGGAACCTTATTTGACACTGAAGTTACAAGTGATGCAGATTATGGATTCTCCTTCTGGGATGGCTCAAAATGGAGTGAGACATAATGTCAATACAAGATACAAAAGTTCCTTTAAATGAACGAACTAAGGTCGATACAGATTATTTAAATAAAAAAATGGAAAGCATGATGAGTGCTTTCTTTGAAAGTATCGGTGAATACGAGGAAAGAGTAAAAAACTTAGAAAAAATAATATTTGAGTTAAAACAAAATGGCAGTTAAATCTAAAAATCCAATAGATGCCATGACTATTAACGAAAGCCTTGGAGATATTCCTACTCATGTAATGAAGTCAGGTTCGTGTTTTAGACCTAAAGAGGATTTAAACCGACTAGCAGAGTTTAAGAAGAGAATAATTCCTAGAGATTATAGAGGATTGCCTTTTGAGTATGACCTTTGGTTTAATACTAATGAAAGGTACTCTATTAGAAGCTGGTTATATACAGATTTTTTAGGAAATGGGATTTATATTAGAGTTAATTCCATATTAATAAATAACAATCTACTACATTCAATTGCTCTTAGAGAGAAAGAGATTGATTGGGATAGAATAGAAAAAATAAGAGAAAATCTACATAATAAATATACTTTGCAAACTCCACAAGAGTTTCCTGAAAAAGTTATTTTCCCGCCAGGAAGCAACTTAATGAATAAAAACGTTGTATCTTGGAGAAGAATGAAAGACCATGTAGATAGAGGATTTAAAGTAAAACCACATCCAATAACAGCACATCTTTGGAGAGCAAAATTAAAGATGGAACTAGGAGAAGAAAATGTCCTAGGACACAAGGAAGGTGGTTTTGAAGTATTACTTAACTGCAAAGAAGCTGCAGTATGCCCTAACAGTGAAATGGGTATTATAGCATTATTATTAGATAAACAATTAAGTTTAGTTTCAACGCCATATAGCGCAAGAGAAAAACAACCTCTTACCTATGAAGCGGTATATCATGCAATATCACAACCAGATGTACGAAACTCAACAGAAGCTTTACTTAAAATATTATCAAGCAAGAGGTCAGGAATGATATTTGACTTCGATGAAGATGCAGAAGAAAGAATGTATCTTTACCAGGAAAACTTTTGGGATTATAAAACAAAATGATAGAAATATTACTTAGATACCACCCTAAATACTCAATGTTTACGTTTGCCTCTTTGTTGGATAAAACAGAGAAGTTTCGTTTGCATGTATTTATGAATGACAACGACTACGACCAAGATGTTGCAGATTGGCTCATACAGAGTTTTGATAACGTACAAGTATATCAAGCTCCTTACGATACCCATGTAGCTGCAAAACAGATTTTACAGTTTAAAAGACATTGGATGGGTAAAGGTAAAATAAACAAAATTGTACAAAGCTATACACGCGCACCTATATTTACAAAAGAACTTATAGGAAATCAACTACCACCTAATTCTTGGTTTAAAAAGTTAGTTGCAACAACTTCTAGAAATACTTTTCATAATCATGGTATTTTTAAAACTTACTATAGTATACTGGGTCAGATTGGTGGATATAAAGTAGACACTTCTTTCTTAATATGGAACTGGAATGAGTTAGAAAACATGACAGAATCTGAACTATTTATGAAAGATGGCACTCCTCCTATTCAAAAATATAAATGGGAACATGATCTTGATGCTTACATAAATCATGCAAGAGATGAACAAATAACAACTTACTTTAAAACTATAGAAACAAGTAAGATGCCTATTTATATGCACGGCAAAGTAGACCCTTTAATAGAATTAGATGCTCTTGGAGCGATGGATTGTATTAATTATAATATTATGTTAAGAAAAGCATATAACTTAGATATACCAAGTTACTTATTAGAAAGAGATTACTATGAGTGTAGAACAGGTTTACAATTAAGTATACCTTGGGATTTATACACTCCACTAATGGAAAAGATTCCAGCTAGATTTAAAGACGGAAGATTAAATGAAAAGATTTTAATTAAGTCGAATAAACAAAAAGCTGCTGCTGGTAAATTAATTACAGCAGGATTTTCATTGGGTAAGGTCTAGTTGCTCGTCTTTTAAGTCAGATAAGATTTTCCAATCTAACTTCCCTTCTTTATACCATTTCCATACCCAACCCTTTTCATGAGGGTTGTGTGGATTTACGCTCGCACTATTAAAAGGGATATGCCAACTAGAGGGCTGATTGCCTCCAGAGAATATTGGTAATTTCTTTGAAAAGAAATCGAATCCAATCAATGTAATATTTTCACATTTGAGTTTTGTGAGAAAATATAAAATACCGAGAAATCCAGCAGAAGGCCTTGCACCTTTTGTGGCTTTATTAGACTCCGCCCCTATCTGAGCAAAAATCTTTAAAAGTTCTTCATCGGAAAACATAATCGTATAATCATCAAACGGCAGGTCTAGGTCTGGCTCTACATTCAAGTGGATTCTACTACGATTAAATAGAATCTCCGCATTTGGAAAATGATGCCAATAATTTTTTCTTAACCAACCTGTGACCCAAAAATCTGTTTTTGACCCTACGGATTTTGAAATATCTTTTCTAGGTACTCCTTGGCCAAAGCGAACAACATGGTCAAAACTATCTATGTACTCTCCATAATTATGTTGCAATATTTCTACAGAGTTTCCTACTAATATTACTGAATCTTTTTGTATATCTCTTGCCATTCTTGGGAGTACTCCTCGTTGTCGTTTATACCATGCCACGGTCCACCATCTGTAAAGTGAACTGCTTTTGGATTTTTAAATTGATAATAATTTATCATTGCGTTATATTCAGCAGGCAAACTTCCAATACCATCTGCCCAAAGCATCTCATGTAAAAAACCCGCATCTGCTCGGTTTACAAGCTCTTTAGTAAGCTCTTTACAATGGGCGTTATTGAATAACATTAAAGATGACCAATACTTTTTAGGATAGTCTAAGTTTAGTTTGCCATTCATTTTTGTATTTGGAGGTATGAAGTCGGGATGTTTTACACAGTAAACACCTAGTCTATTATCCATCCATTCTATATCCATGAAATCAAATAATTCAGCAGGGTCACATCTCCACATAAAATCACTATCACAAAATAAAGCATATCCTTCATACTTAGAAAGATAAGGTACTAGAAACCGAGTGAAAGCAAACTCTGTACTTTCATTTTGAAACGGTCTCCAGTATACTCCTTTTTCTTCTAATTCACTACGTATTAATGGTTTGATAACATGGCTACGATTGTATCTTAAAATACTTTCCTTACATACTTCGTATGCTTCAGGTTGTTCTGAATCGTAGCCAATATAAATTACCATATTAATCCTCTTTTAGTTGAGACCCTAAGTCGTTTATATAGGCTTGTCTAGCCGTTTTTAACGCAGCTAGTTGTTGCTCTGTTTCAGCGATTTTTGTATCACAATAGTTCATTGCAACTACTATTAACTTTTGGTCTTTAGTAAACTCATCAGTGTCGTAATCAACACCATCTATACTTATCATTTCTTGTATTTGCATTATTTAAATACATCCTGCCAATTGCCTTGTGTACTAGCCTTAGCATACTCAGTAGCACGGTTTTCAAAAAAGTTGGTATGCTCAACTGCATTAATTTGCATATCAATCCAAGGAAGTGGATTAACTGTACTATGGAATATTGCTTTCATACCAAGACCTAATAATCGTCTATCGGCGATGTATCTTATGTATTCTTTCACTTCTTTTGCTGTTAAATCTTTGATATCTGCTTTATCAAAACAAACATCAATAAACTTATCTTCTAATTCAACAACGCGCTCTGCTGCACAATATATCTCATATTTTAGTTTATCTGTCCATATTTCTGGATTTTCTGCGATAAAGGTTCTAAAGAGTTTTGATAGCCCTTCAACGTGAAGTGACTCGTCTCTTATAGACCATGTTACTATCTGCCCCATACCTTTCATAAGGTTATGTCTAGGATAGTTTAGAAGTATAGCAAAACTACTGAATAGTTGTACTCCTTCTGTGAATCCACTGTAGACTGCCATTGTTTTTGCAATCTCGTGTGGATTATCCATATTGAAGTCAGTTAGATACTCATGTTTTTCTGACATAGCTTGTATATCAAAAAACTCTTGGTACATATCATCTGACTTACCTAATGTTTCCAATAATAAAGAATATGCTTCTTGGTGTACTGCTTCCATAGCAGCATAACTTACTAGCATCATTCTTATTTCTGGTACTTTGAATGTGGGTAGATAATGCTTAGCATATCCACAACACACATCAACATCAGCTTGAGTAAAAAACTTAAATATATTATCTATAAGTGTTCTTTCTCCGTCTGATAGTTTTTGATTATAATCTTTAATATCATCTTGTAGTGCTACTTCTTCAGGTAGCCAATGCATTTGTTGTTGTTTTTTGTAAAACTCAAATGCCCAAGGGTAATCAAAAGGTTTATAATAATCTCTTTCTTCTAATAGACTCATTTATCCCTCACAACTTAGACAATCTGATTGCTCAAAAATTATCTCTCTTTTAGCCAAAGAAGTAACATTATCGGCACGACCAATAGCTTCACTTCTTAGGTAATATAATGTTTTTAAATCTTTCGCCCATGCTAACATATGTACATTATGTAAATCACCTTTGTTAACATCAGGTGGAAAGAATAAGTTTACACTCTGTGACTGGCAAATAAATTGCTGTCTTACAGAGGCGTGTTCAATTACCCAGGATTGATTTATTTCAACTGCTGTTTTAAATACATCTTTATCCCATTCTTCTAAGAATGTAAGATGTTGAACACTTCCTTTATTTGCTACTATGCTTCTCCAAACTTCTGTATATTCTTCTTCACTAGTAGTTTTATCTCTAATGATTTGGTCAAGAAACTTATTCTTTACTAGATTAGACCCAGATTTTGTTTTCTGAGTATACGCATTAGCACGATAAGGCTCTATACTTGGAGAAGTATTACCACAAATAATACTTGAACTGGCATTAGGAGCGATTGCAAGTAGATGTGCATTTCTTACTGAGCAAGAATCATCATCTGGACAAGCGCCTCTTTCTACTGCAAGTTCTCTTGTAGTTTTGTCTGCCATAGATTTTATATATGCAAACATTTCTAAATTAGTACCCCCTGCCATAGCACTCTCAAATGGAATACTATTTTTCTGTAGATACGCATGGAATCCCATAGCGCCAAGTCCAATGCTTCTCTCCCTCATAGCACTAAACTTAGCTCTTTCTAATTGACTTGGAGCATTTTCAATAAAGTATGTTAATACATTATCTAACATTCTAATCAAGTCTGGTATAAATGCTGGGTGGGTTTTCCACTCATCATAATATTCCAAGTTAACTGAGGATAGACAACATACTGCTGTTCTTTCCTCATTTGTAGCAAGTGTTATTTCTGAACATAAGTTTGAATGATGAACTCTCAAGCCTTTTTTCTTTTGATACTCAGGTAAAGCATTGTTTACCGCATCTTCAAACATAAGATAAGGCTCTCCAGTTTCCATTCTATTTTGTAATATTTTTACCCATAATGCTCTAGCACTAACTGTTTTTACTACTTTTTTCGTGTGTGGGTCAATTAATTCCCAACTATCATCAAAGCCTTCCTCTTTAGTTGCTTTATGAATTAGCTCCATAAAGCTATCAGGAATAACGATGCTATGATGTAAGTTAAGAAACTTTCTATTCGAGTCCCCACCCGTTGTTTTTCTTCCATCTAAAAACTCCTCTATTTCAGGGTGTGACATATGTAAGTACGCAGCATAACTTCCTCGTCTTGTAACTCCCTGTGAGAAAGCCAACATTTCTGCGTCTACTACTTTTATAAAAGGAACAACACCAGTAGACTCAGAACCTTTTGATGTTTTTGTTCCTACTGAACGAACATCACTCCAAGTACCGCCGATACCACCACCAAAAGATGATAGGTAAGCATTTTCTACATAGTGTTCTGTAATTCCTTCTCTACTATCATCAACATAGTTTAAGAAACAACTAATCGGAAGTCCTCTGCTAGTGCCTCCATTTGATAATAAGGGGGTTGCAAACATAAACCAAAGATTACTGACATAATCATATAATCTCTGTGCGTGAGCATCATTATCTGCAAAAGCCATAGCGGCTCTAGCAAATGCTTCTTGGGGTGAAGTTTCATCACCAACCATATATCTATCTTTTAGAGTTGCAAGTGCAAAATCATCTAAAAGTTTATCTTTACTAAAGTCTATCTTCACTGACATAATTTTCTACCAATCCTATAATTTCTTTTGCATGACCTAAGACTGCACCGTCTACGTCATAAGTTAAATCCATGAGTTGTA